ATTTTTTATGGGTAAAGCATTTGGAGCGCCTGAACAGGCCAAAATTAAACAAATCGTTGCAGAGGGTATGACCGTTATGCAAGAGATTCAAGACCTTACCGAAGGACTTAACGATACCATTAAAGCAGTGGCCGAAGAACTAGAAGTCAAGCCCAGTGTAATTAAAAAAGCCATCCGAATTGCCCAAAAAGATCAATGGGATAGCGTATGGAAAGAGTTTGATGATTTGGAAACTATTGTAGATATCAGCGGGCATTCACATCGTCGTACTGATGAGTGAAATTTTAACCAACATTATTAATTGGATACGTAATGACTATAAAATTTACCCTTTACGTTTTATCGTTGAGGTTACGGCTTGGGTGCTTAGTATCGGATGTGCGATCACTATGGCGATCACTGTTCCAAGTCCGCCTCTTATTATCCTGTATCCTATTTTTATTATTCAGTGTTGTATGTATGGATGGGCTTGTTTTTCTCGTCGCTCTTTTGGAATGCTCGCAAACTATTGCCTGTTGGTCACCATAGATAGTGTCGGATTATTTAGAATGCTAAATAATTTATGAGTAAGGTTAGATCAACCATAAGTGATCAAGTAGGTGTGTGTAAGCCGCAAATTACATAAGGAGGAAAAATATGAGTTATGTAGACGCACGATGGGATCGTGAAAAAGACATTATATATGTTGTTGAACGCGATCCAAAAAAAGGCAGACTTTATCAAGAGTTTGCTGCAAAATATTTGTTTTATTATCCGGATCAACGGGGCAAATATAAATCAATATACGGTGAAAATCTTAACAAAGTATCTGCTCGGGGGTGGAAAGAATTTGTTAAAGAACAAAAAATTCATTCAGGTCACAAACTATACGAAAGTGATATCAACCCAGTCTTTCGTTGTTTAGAAGAAAATTATCTAAACGTAGAACCTCCAAAACTTAATGTAGCGTTTTTTGACATTGAGGTGGACTTTGATCCAGAACGTGGCTATAGCACTCCTGAAGATGCTTTTATGCCAATTACTAGTATTGCAGTTCACCTACAATGGTTAGATACATTAGTATGTTTTGCTGTGCCGCCCAAGACATTGACCATGGAACAAGCGCAGGAACTAATCAAAGACTTTCCTAATACTATATTATTTGAAACAGAAGCAGAAATGTTAGATTCATTTCTAAACTTAATCGAAGATGCTGATGTATTAAGTGGTTGGAACTCAGAAGGTTATGATATTCCATACACCGTAAATCGAGTTACTAAAGTGCTAAGTAAAGAAGATACTCGAAGATTTTGTTTATGGGATCAATTTCCGAAGAAAAGAGAATATGAGAAATATGGGAAACAGGCTGTTACTTATGATCTTGTTGGTCGCGTTCATTTGGACAGTCTCGAACTGTACCGCAAATATACCTATGAAGAACGCCACACCTACAGGCTCGATGCCATTGGAGAAATGGAAGTAGGCGAAAGTAAAACTGTCTACGAAGGTACACTGGATCAACTATACAATAATGACTTCCGAAAGTTCATCGAATATAATAGACAAGATACTGCATTGCTTGATAAGTTAGATAAGAAATTAAAATTTATTGATCTAGCTAATACAATTGCTCACGAAAATACAGTATTACTACAAACCACAATGGGTGCTGTAGCTGTTACCGAACAGGCTATTGTTATAGAATCACATCGTAGAGGTATGATTGTACCCGGACGTCCCAAACGTGATGAAGATGCAGTTACACAAGCAGCAGGTGCCTATGTAGCATATCCTAAAAAGGGACTACACGATTGGATTGGATCAATGGACATTAACAGTCTTTATCCAAGTGTGATTCGTGCATTGAATATGGGTCCAGAAACTATTATAGGGCAATTACGTCAAGATTATACCAAAGCAGAGATTGATGAGAAGATTGCTAAAGGACATAGTTTTGCTGCTTCTTGGGAAGGTAAATTTGGCAGTAATGAATATGAATTTGTTATGACCAAAGATCGTGCCAATGATATTATTGTCGATTGGGAAAACGGCGAAACAGATGTTATGAGTGGCGCACAATTATATGATCTAATTTACGATAATGGTAATCCTTGGATGTTAAGTGCTAATGGTACTATATTCACACACGAGTTTGAAGGTATTATTCCTGGACTGCTCAAACGTTGGTATGCTGAGAGAAAAGAAATGCAGGCCAAACTTAAAGAATGTATCAAAGCTGAAAACAAAATTGAAGAAGAATATTGGGATAAACGTCAATTAGTTAAGAAGATTTTGTTGAACAGCTTATATGGTGCTATCCTTAATGCTGGTTGTAGGTTTTTCGACAATCGCATTGGACAAAGTACAACATTGACTGGTCGAAGAATTGCCAAACATATGGCCAGTAAAATAAATGAAGTTGTTACAGGTGAATATGATCATCTCGGCAAAGCTATTATATATGGTGATACAGATTCAGCTTATTTTTCAGCTTACAGTAGCCTCAAGAATGAAATCAATAAAGGTCAAATTCCTTGGGACAAAAGTACTGTGGTACAACTTTATGACACAGTATCCGATGAAGTAAATTCAACATTTCCACAATTTATGCTTGATGCATTTCATTGTCCTAAGAGTCGTGGCGAAGTTATTAAAGCTGGACGAGAAATTGTTGCTATCAAAGGTTTGTTCATTACTAAGAAACGTTATGCTGTACTGTATTATGATAAAGAAGGTAAACGTTCAGATGTGGATGGAAAGACGGGTAAAATTAAAGCAATGGGTCTGGATTTAAAACGTAGTGATACTCCGGAATTTATGCAGAAGTTTCTAGAAGAAATATTAACTAAAGTTCTAAATGGTAGTCAGGAAGAAGAGATTCTAGATATGATTAACGCATTTAGAACTGAGTTTAAAGCACGACCAGGTTGGGAAAAAGGTAGTCCTAAACGTGCTAATAATATTGCTGCCTATGAAGCAGAAGAAAAAAAGAAGGGCAAGGCTAATATGCCCGGACACGTTCGTGCTAGTATCAACTGGAATACACTCAAACGTATGAATGGTGACAAATACAGTATGGGTATTGTGGATGGAATGAAAGTTATTGTTTGTAAAGTTAAATCCAATCCATTAGGCTATACAAGTATTGCATATCCGGTTGATGAAATGCGTTTACCTAAATGGTTCCAAGATCTTCCATTTGATCATGGTGAAATGGAAACGACTATTATCAATAATAAACTTGATAACCTTATTGGGGTTCTAGAATGGGATCTAGAATCTACCACACAAACAAATACTTTTGGGTCACTATTTGACTTTGAGTAAAATATTTGTTGACTTTCTCCCTAAATCTAAATAAACTAATACAAAGGAAATTATTATGAAATCTATTCTACAAGACATCGTTGCACATACAAACAAATTAGGCTTTCTAAATATTGTTAAGGTAACTGGCACAGATGAAAAAACACTAATCGACTCTATGGCAGATGACCGTAGTGTTATTATGTATGCCGAAACTGCTGATCCACATCCGGATATGATTGGTACATATGGTATGCCACAACTTGAGAAACTACGCTATCTATTAGATGGCAAAGAATATCAAGATGGTGCTAAGATCGAAGTAGTCACTGCCGAACGCAATGGAGAAACTATTCCAGTTGGTCTCCACTTTGAAAACAAAGATGGCGACTTCAAGAATGACTATCGATTTATGAATCAAGATCTTATCAATGAGAAATTGAAGACTGTTAAATTCCGTGGAGTTAAATGGAATGTTGAAGTTGAACCAACTGTTAGTGCTATTCAACGTTTTCAATTCCAAGCAGGTGCTAATACAGAGCATACAACTTTCTTGGCAAAAACAGATGGCGGTAATTTGAAGTTTACATTTGGTGATCTTAGCAGCCATGGTGGTGAATTTATTTTTGCTACAGATGTTGTAGGTAATCTTTCTAAAGGGTGGACTTGGCCAGTAAACAGTGTATTAAGCATTTTGAAAATTGCCGATGCAAACAATGCTAAGATTGGGTTTAGTGATGAAGGTGCTATGCAGATCACATTAGACAGCGGCATTGCTACTTACAAATACATTATTCCAGCACAGGCATGATAAAGTACATTACCAGTAATGGTAGATATATGAATGTAATTGGTAGTGGTACTTCCAATTACATTAACAATTATTCTGGAGCACAAGGCGTCGGTAATCTAAGATTTAATACTAGTAATCAAAATATGGAAGTTTATGACGGTAGTACGTGGATGCAACTTCAGATGGATCAGGTATCAGTGGGATTAAGTAGCCGAGCAGAACTATTGCTTGATTGGGCAGAAAAGAAATATTACGAAGAACTTGAATATAAGAGTTTATCCGAAGCTCATCCTGCTGTAAAAATTGCTTTGGACAATTTACAGAAAGCAAAAGAACAATTAGATGTTACAATAATACTAAGCAAAGAACATGAAACAAATTAATTTAACACCATTACAAAAAGACTATGCGGTATTTTTGCCAGCAATTAGTTCTTTTTATAGTACATATATCGCTAAACAAAGATTAGAAAAATTTATTTCAGACGATCGTATTCCTAAAGGATTTGATCGTGGAATTGAAGGTATGAATTTCCTTAATCCGGAACAAGGATATTTTACTTATAAGTATGGTTTGTATTCGGCAGGTCATGCACAATTAGATCTTAATAAAAGTGTTGTTCAAGAATCAATGATACAACAACGAGATCGTAATAACACTATGATATTAGGTGACTCAGGTGGATATCAAATTGGTAAAGGTGTTCTTAAATTTGATTGGTTAGATTTTGAAGGTCCTGCTGCTACTAAGACACGTCAAAATATTTTAGATTGGCTTGAACTAACTGCTGATTGGTCAATGATGCTTGACGTTCCTACTTGGGCCTGTGATCATATTCATAGTCCTAAAACAGGATTAAAAACATTCGATGACTGTTTAGATAAAACAAAATACAATAATAAGTTCTTTTTAGATAATAGACAAGGACTTACAAAGTTTTTAAATGTTCTCCAAGGTAACGATTGGGATACTGCTGAAAAGTGGTATAACGGAGTAAAAGAATTTAGCGATCCAGCAGTATGGGGCAATAAAGCCGCAGAAGGTTGGGCCATGGGTGGCGCTAATATGTGCAAGATGGATATTACTTTAAAGCGACTAATGACTCTTAGAGACGATGGGTTGCTTAATGGTAAAGACTGGATGCACTTCCTAGGTACAGCACAATTAGATTGGGCTGTATATTTAACTTCAATTCAACGACAAATCAGAAAACATATTAATGAAAACTTTACCTTATCTTTTGACTGCGCCTCACCGTTTATTGCAACAGCGCACGGACTTGTCTACACAAACGCACAGCACACCACAAAAAGGTGGAGTGTTATTATGGACAAAGCCCCAGACAACAAAGCACTTTCAGAATCAGACATACCATTCCCATTCGAAAGCGAATTTGGTCGCAGATTAACAATGGGTGACATTTGCTATTACGATGAAGGTATTCGTAAACCAGATTCAGTATTAGGATTTAATGCAAAAGGTAAATCAAACTTTGATGCAGTCAAAGAAGAGCATTATATTGTTCCACCTGCTAGGAAAAATAAATTAGGTAAAATTTCAAAGCAAACTTCTTGGGATAGTTTTGCCTATGCTCTTATGATGGGTCATAATGTTGAATGTCATATTGTTGCTGTACAACGTGCAAATCAATTAGCAGATATTGAAACTACTAGATTTAAACCAGACTGGAAACATTGGAATAAACTCAATGCTAAAGATAGCACAGGTGATCAATATAGCGATTGGGTTCCTCGCAATATTCTATATTTTGATCGATTTGTTGAAGAGTTGTTTAATACCAAATCAAAAGCAGAAGCATTTGAAATGATTGATGAAGGATTAAACTTCTTAAGAAGCCTTGAAGGTTCTAGAATGCAAGGTGGACCTGCTCAGAATAAATTTAATACATTTTTTGAATTTGATGAAGTTACTAAATCATCAGAAGTAGATACAGAAGATGTTGAAGATCCAAAGTATAGAGCCCTTGAAAAGAAATTGGCTGAATAGGCAATTGCATTTAACTAATAATTATGCTATACTAATATTATGAAACGTGATTACGCAACCGGCGAAGCAAACGATGTCAAATTCTTTATTGGCACAGAAGTTGAACATACTCCTGCATTTGGAATGAAAACATTGTTTGTCACAGGCATTCAATCTTTTGAAGATATTGCTAAAAACTTAAATGGCGCAGAGCATATCTTCTTTGGTGCTAATCATAGTTTTGATCCCACAAACTACGATGAGTGGAGAGGTTGGGACTCAATGATTGAGTTCTTTCTAAAAAAAGAATATATATGCAGTCTTGATATTCCAATCAACTTAGCAGAAGAATTTCTAGAAAACGGTTGTAATGAATTTAACAATTTTATTCCACAAATTCGTGTGCCACTTCCTTATATTAAATTATGGAACTACAACACAATGATTAAAATCGATGACAAAGATTTTAAAGCAACTAACCCAGGTGTATGGTCTCACAGCCTACACGATTTAAAAGACCGTAAGAAGTTCACTCCATGGACTGACTACAACAACGATACAATTATCAAATGATTATCCCTACTGAGACTATTATTCTTAACATTATCAGGTGCCATTTATTAGGTAAAAAATTGCCGAGTAATTTTGGTGGAAATTCTGGAAGAGAATGTGAAAATCTATTAGAAGATATTGGTATTCCAATTAATCGAGGAGCAGGATGTGATATTCCTGAAATTGGATGGGAAGTTAAATGTCGTAAAGGAACTGCAACCAGTGCTCAAACTGTGGCAACTATGCATCCTAAGGATATTATTATTACACCGTATCCACTCTCACCAGTGTACACCAAAATTAATAAACAATTAAGATTTACAACTAACAATGATGATGTTATTATTTCTATAGATTTATGTGATTTTGATCAAACACACATTCAAGAATTATTGCATAAAGCATATGAACACGCAAGAAGTTTAATTAAAAATAATCCAAATATAGAATATACACCGTATGAAGGATACTGGGGATATTTTGAAAAAACAAAAAAAGATCGTCCAGAACTTGATTTTAGATTAGCCGACGGACAAATGGAAAAATTACTTAATATGACTACATCTAATTTTCAAAATATATTTGCCTACGGAGTTACAAATGAACAATGAACTATCAATGATATGGGTTACCTTCCGTAAAGAAGGTATTCACATGTATCCCGCAGCCGCAACTGATCCTAAGTTGGCCACAGGCGACGAATATGATGTTAGTTTCCTTGGAACACCACATCGACATATTTTCCACTTTAAAGTTTTTATCCAGGTCTTCCAAGATGACCGAGATATTGAATTTATTCAGTTTAAGCGTTGGCTTGAGAAGTGCTACAATGATGGCATTCTTGAACTCAACCACAAATCTTGTGAAATGATTGCTCGTGAACTTAACACGACAATCACTGCAAGGTATCCTGGTCGTCAGACCATTATCGATGTGAGTGAAGATGGCGAGAATGGCGCTGCACTTACATTTACTAATCAACCCTAATAATAGGAAAAACTTAAAATGGCGCAACCCGCTTACATTCAAAAAACTCTCCGTATGAAACCTGAGGTTACAAGGATCTTTGATGATCTTGATACTTGGCTTGATTACTGTCGGTTTAATTTGATTGCATTCAATCCCAGCGATATGTATCGCTCAATGGAATATCGAAATTTCCAACGTGGACAAGAATATCTCGAACGTAAAGCACGTAGAGAAAATCGACCCCGTCAGGACAATTAATATGTCAAACGTCTTTCTAGTTGATTTAGAAAGCGTAGATACTAGGTACACGGGACAATGGAAGTCTCATGTACCTAATCTCTTACGAAAGGCAGGACACAATGTTCAAGTTATTTCAGGTCCTACGGATATACCTAGTGCTACTACCCCTGGCGCTTTTCTTAACTTTGGTGGGACTAATATATACAAAGCTAGTCAAGTTGAGCAGATGGGTCGCCTGTTTTGTAACGGATCCGTTAATGCTGGTGATCATTTTTTATTTACTGACGCTTGGCATCCTGGCATTATTAACTTAAAATATATGAGTGAGTTGTTGGGAATTCCAGTAACCACACACGGTCTTTGGCACGCTGGAAGTTATGATCCTCAAGACTTTTTAGGTCGATTGGTTGGTAATAAACCTTGGGTTAGGCACTCCGAGAAGAGTTTCTTCCATGCATTTGATCATAATTATTTTGCTACAGATTTTCATATCGAATTGTTTTATACCAATCTGTTAAATGATTATCCTGCAGAAAATCCTTGGTTTGAAGAATCCCTTGAAGAAATTCTTAGTGGAAAAGATTCAAGGTTTGTTCGAACTGGTTGGCCCATGGAATATATGGAAAATACATTGACTATGTATAAAGGTATGAAGAAACGTGACCTTATACTATTTCCACATCGAATAGCCCCAGAAAAACAAGTAGACATTTTCCGTGATCTAGCTGCCCAGTTGCCACAATATGAGTTTGTAGTTTGCCAAGATCAGCAACTAACCAAAAATGAATATCATAATTTATTAGGTGAATCCAAAATAATTTTTAGTGCAAATTTACAAGAAACTTTGGGAATTAGCTGTTACGAGGGCGCAGTAGTGGATGCAATTCCAATGGTTCCAGATAGGTTAAGTTATACCGAAATGTATTACTATAACTTTAAATATCCATCAATTTGGACAGAAAATTGGGATCGTTACTTGACTAATCGGCAAGAATTGTGCTATAATATCATTACTACGATGCAGAATTATGATAAAATGATTCCAACTTTGCATAAGCAAACCGAAGATTTGACTAATAATTTTTTTAGTTGTAGTGGATTGTTAAAAAACCTTTAAACCCTAGGAGTAATTATGAAATTGAAAAGTTTGGCTACATTGTTAGCATTTTTATCAGTTGGAGCTTCTGCCCAAACTGTTGCACAGTGGCAAACCGCTGAATATTATCGCAGTCGAACATTAGATCCAATCCGTGCCGCTAGTGCCTATGCAAGAGGATATACTGGTAAAGGTAGTAATATTGCTATTTTGGATACAGGTATCGATATTAATGCTGACGAATTTAAAGGTCGAATTATCTTATCCAAAGATTTTAGTGGTAGTGGAACAGTTCAAGACACATATGGTCACGGTACCCACGTGGCCGGTATTGCCGCCGCAGGTAATAATGGCATTGGTATGGAAGGTGTAGCATTTGGTGCAAATTTAATGGTTGGAAAAATTAGTACTGGTAATGTTATATTGTTTAGCAATACACTATTGGCATTAGATTGGGCATCAACAAATGGTGCAACTGTTGCTAATATTTCTTCTGGTATGGGTATTTCTAGTACTTATAAACCCACAGCAATTGCTCCTGGAGTATATAGTACAACACTGACTAACACTGGTAAATTTCCTGGTAATTTAGATCCGGTGCAATTTGCTGCTGCAATGAAGAATGATATTGTTGTTGTTGTAGCTGCCGGTAATGACGGAATGCCTTATCCTAATGCACCTGGGCAATTTGCCACTGCTGTAGATAGCAAAGGCAATTTGATTCTCGGTGGTCGTATGATCATTGCAGGAAATTGGAATTCACAAAGCAACCAACTCGGTGCTGGTAATAATGGTGCTGGTACATTATGCAATGTTATGGTGAATAATGTTTGTAAAGATCTTTATAAGACTTCGGACTTTTATCTAATGGCACCGGGTATGGGAATTTATTCCACTGTACCTAAAACAGTAAACTCATCTGGTTATACTAATATGAGTGGTACATCAATGGCTGCTCCTGCTATATCAGGTGGTGTTGCTATTATTCATCAAATGTGGCCACAAATGACCGGTGCAAACATTGTTAAACTATTGTTAGTTACTGC